GGGCTTCGTCCCAGTCGCAAACTACGCCGTCGGAATCCCCTGCGTGAGCAGGAACTCTAACGTGCGTAGCAACAGCTTTTGGGATATTCCGCAAGACAGTGAGCCAAGTCCGTTTATACCGCACGTCGCAGCCCCCGAAAGGGCCAAAACGCCGGTTAGCGAGACGACGCACACCGTTTGCCAGAATGAAGAGATCTTTAATCTCCTCAGGAACTTCCGTTTGAAGGAAGGGACGGACATCTTCGCCGTCGTAGTAGTCTTTACCACATGATTCCCTGAATGGTCCATCTCGAAACGACTTCCTCTTATTCAGAGAGAAGCCGAAAAACGTAAGGATTTCCTCAAGGGTCTCATAAGCATCGACCGGAACTACGATATCATCGCCATAGACGCTAACCATTTCTGGCACGCCGGCAATGATACACGCTGAACGTGCGAGGGCCCAGAAAATCAGGCTCTCGAGCTCAAACGTGAACCCATTCCCCATGCTGGAGAACTTCTCATAGACGAAAGGTACATCATCTAACACGCCAACTTTTGATCGGCATGCGTCGAGTGCTTGCACCCAGGCCTCCGGTAAGAGAGACCATACCACCATCTTAGCCACAGTATCGCTGGCTGAAGACAGATCGATCGTCGAGAGATAACCACGGATCGACCCCTCACGGGCGAGCATCTGGTTGATACTCTGATCGTCAAGGTCGATATGCGCAAACGTCCGCAACCGGTTCCTGATCATCCGTCCAAGCCCTAGTTGGGCATAGATATTGACCAGGGGTTCGATTGCGATAGCGCGTTCCGTCGTGGCCGTTTTCGGCACGAATGTTACACGGTTGCCGGACACTACCTCCAACATCTCAGGAGTAACAAAGGGCCAAAACCCCTCATCCTCAAGATCAGTTATTGATCGTGCCCACGATGGCGAGCTCATCACGAGCTTGGCCCCCGCGTCCCGAAAGTCACGAGTGACAGACGGGGTGACTTGCAGCTTGTCGTAGATGGACGTGAGTCCACGCACCGAGGGGTGGTTAAACGCCCCGGGTCCGAAACGACAGGCATTGAGCCACTCAGCAGAACTAACACTCGAACCCAATACCTCACCAACCGCGTTGATCGCCAAACAGTATGCCTGGCGCACGATGCTGCTAGCCTTTGCAGGGTTAGCTAGGAAGGCACGGATTCGTGAATTAGTCTCCTTGCACTGGACCTCGGCTTCTCGGAATTTCTTCCGGGCCTCGGCCTCCGGATCCAAACCCTCAACTTCGAAGGGGACCTTTCTCAGAAAATTCACGGCTTGGTAGTCGTGAAAAAACTTTGTTGGGTCATTATAGGAACGCGGATCCACAGTTCTTTGCACCAGTTGTGCAATCTCACCGTAGCGTAGCAGAATCTCGCATGAGAGCGAGACAGGAGTCTGAAGAGACTCATACAACTCGGTAGCAACCTGCGAAAGAACGGCGACGCCGTTGACTTCCGTCTCCTGGGTCGTTGCGACCAGGGAACCCCAGAGGCTCTTAAGCTTCCTGGGGACTCGAGCGTGTGCAAGCCGTAGCCGCGTGCGATGCTTCCGATCCTTTGGCTCCTCTCGAGAGAGGGACCGCGGGTGAGGTAACACCGCTCGTGTCACAGCGAGCACTCCTGCTCCCACATACCAACACGATTCATGACCTGGTTCCGCACCTCGGTCTGATCGTGAAGGGAGTAAAACTGCCTCACCATGATAGACATCAGCTGAACGCCGAATCTATCCCATTTCGCCCACGAATTCCGACCATCCTGCGTGCCTTGGAGGCGCCGCAGAACGTCAGTTCGAAAGCAATTTAGTTGCATGATGGGCTCGCCAACTTGCTCAAAGATGGCGGAGATCTGCTCCGGTCCTAATACCAAAAACATCTGGTAAGAAGGGTGGCTCGACTGATAAGTCAGGGTCATTTCCATTGCAGAACCTCGTCTTTAAGTGGGAATCGCGCCGGTTTCAGCAGCCGTCTTGACGATCGACTGGCCGACCGCTTCCTTGAAGCGGGCAACGGCCTCGTCGACTTCAGCGACGGACAGCTTCGCCGGGCGGAGGAGCTCGAAATTGAAGGTCAGGGTGCCATCGAGCGCCCCTGTCGTACCGTTCACCACGGGTCGCGTCAGCTTCCCTTGGATGCGGTAGACTCCGTTCGCTTTGTCGGCCGGCGCTTTACGCGTCAGCCGAAATCGCGAGGTCCCCAGGATCGACGTTGCGCCAGCCTCCGTCCATTCGACGCTATCGGATTCAACCGAGTAGGGATCGAAGTTGACGTTGGTGGCGGCGTTGTTCTTGAGGACGAGTGTGGCAGCTGCTGCCATGTATACTCCGGTAATGCTCTTTGCGAGCAACGTTCCTTTGGGACGATCGACCAGGCAGCACGCCACCGGGTCGGATTGAATCTCTTCCAGCAACTCGGAGAATCGAGGGATTCGTTCCCATGGATAAGCCATGAGAGCGGTAATCCCCGTCATCTTGTCCGAAGCTGCAGAAAAGTCAACCGTATCCGTGTGACTAGTTAGCATGGTCTAAATCCTTAGGGAATGAGGGTTGTCGAGCCTACGGCTCTGGGCTCTCAGTAACGCCAACGCAGTGAATAGCCGCTCCACCGAGGTGAAGGGGTTCGTCACAGGTGGGTACAGAGTACTTGGTACCACGTCCGTGGCCGCTCGGTCATAACGTCGATAGTGATGCTTACGCGAAACAGAGTGTGCAGACTGAACCCACCCTGAGGTTGGGTAGTCAGCACTATTCTGTTGCGCTATAAATCCCACTACGTCGACTGACACTGAGCGCATGGCTTTTCGGACATTTACGCCATTGAACGCTGTCAAACCCGTCAGCCAATCTCCGACTGAGAATATCCAGTCGAAAACAAAACTGAAAGGAATGATTTCCCACGCATACAGAGCCGGGTTGGTTAAGCCCATCTGCTGTAGCACGGAGAGGTGTGGGTTCTCCAATTCACACCATATCTTCACTCTAACGTCCCGCGTGATCACGTGGGAACGCTGCCTTTTCCACACTAGGGTAGTCCCGGTATTCCCGCCCGACTCGACATAGAGAGTTTTATTGTCTCTAGTCTTTGCGGATACGGAAAAACTTAGGGGTCTTCCTAGATGCTCCTGAGCGAGGAGCTCAGCAGCTCCCTTTATATCCTGAAGCAATGGCATCCAGCCGTACTTCATCTCCAAGAGGGTCTTGTGAGACCTTCGAGGGTGGATGTTCAGGGTGTGGGCGGCTCTTACGAAGTCGCCGCGTCGAGCCTGCCGATACGCTTGGTAAAGCTGTGAGGCTTTCCCAAGGATCAGATCAGCAGTCTTTGATGCCTCCTTCAAGGCAACCAGGAGGTTGACCTTGGCGTCCGCTACCTTCACACAGGCTTTGAGCTTAGTGTGTATGATAGCGTCAGCTTCCGGTATCAACAGCGCCTCAGCCTCTTGACGAAATGTTTCCATTTCGGTATCGAGGGATGAAGCGCCAAGGCCGGCATGGGCATGATCGTAGATCGTTCCATTGGGGTAGTAAGTCACAATGTGAGCAATTTCTTGTTCACTTCGCTTCTGAACATCCCAATAAAGATTGACCGGTCGATCACGCCTGGAGGTCGTAGGGTAGTTCAACGTGTTCGTCCACACTCGGTACCTGTCTGTACGCACTGACGGATAGGTGGTGTTGCCACCCCTATAATCGTCGGGATGCATAACGGTCAGGTTCATCGAATGTGACGGCACTGTCTAGTCCCTATAACCAGCGCAGCTTCAAGCTAGCGCAGAAGAGCGTAAGCCCCCGGGGATAATCC